GGCGAAGTTTCGTGAAGCCTGTTAGTTTGAAGCGATTCACCATGACATAAGACGTTAATAGGTAGAAAATAAAAATATATTTTTCACCACCATGTTAATTTGAAGGGAAATGTTTAATGACAAAAGATGAGATAAAACAATTATTGAACAAATATAAGTCTCCTGTAAAGAGAAAAGAATTCAAGAAGTATTGGACTAATTTTCTTCAGATCATTGTAGATAGAGATAACTTTAATGAAAGTCATTTAAAGAACTTTGAAGTTCTTTGTAATCTTTATGTTGAGTATGATCGCATGACTTTTTTTCTTAATGACTATCATGATAGAGAGGGAACTTATTCTTATATAGCTGAAGGTCGGCATGGTACTCAAATTAAAACTCATCCTGAATTTACTGAACGACAAAAGCTTCTTTCAGAAATTCGCCAATATTCAAGATTGCTTGGTATAGTATTAGATAAGGATACTACTATGAAGCCCGATGATAACGAAGGTGAGTGGAAATAAAAATAAATGTTTGATCTTGAGAAATACCCTTACTGTAGTTCGGGTTATAAATATGCACTTGATGTTGTTGCTGGCGATTTGGTTGCTTGTCGATTTGTAGTTGGTGCTTGTCAGAGATTTCTATCAGATCTTAAAACTTCAAAAGAATCGAAAGACTGTCACTTTTATTTTGATCCAGATAGAGCAGAGAGATATTTGAGGCTTGTACAAAAGTTTAAGCATGTTAAGGGTAAGTGGAAGTATCCCTATATTGTTTATGAGCCTTGGCAAAACTTTATTTTTATGAATGTTAAAGGTTTTGTTAATAAAGAAACTCAGGAAGTTAGATTTAGAACTATACATGTTGAAGTTCCAAGAGGAAATGCTAAGTCTACGATGGCTTCTCAGGCTGGCCTGTTTGACTTATCTTTGGATAATCCAATTGGTAATGAGATTTATTCTGCGGCCACTGGTAGGGATCAGGCGGCTATTGTTTTAAAAGCTGCGATGTTGATGGCCAGAAAAAATAAGTCTTTTCTTAAGCAAACAGGAACGGTTGTTAGGGCCAAGGAAATCGTTCATGAATCTTCTGGATCTGAATTTAAAGCATTGTCTTCTGACTCAAATACTCTCGATGGTTTACAGCCAAAACTTGCCGTTATTGATGAGTTACATGCTCATAGGAATAGGCTTGTTTTTGATGTTATTGATTCTGCCATGTCTAAGAGGTCTGACTCACAGTTATTGGTAATAACGACTGCTGGTTTTGATAATGGTGGTATTGGATATTCTCAAAGTGCTTATGCTAAAAAAATATGCCTTGGACAGGTTGAGGATGAAACATTTTTCTCAATAATTTATACGATAGATGAGAAGACAGAAGATTATGTTGGTGATGATCTTTGGTGCGAAGATACTTGGAGAAAATGTAATCCTGGCTGGGGTGTATCGGTTGATCCTATAAATTTTAAATCAAAAGCAAAGAAAGCTAAAGAAACACCAGATGCTCTTAATAATTTTATTGTAAAGCACTTAAATGTTTGGGTTAGTTCTTTATCACCATATTTTAACATACCAAGATGGGATGAGTGTGCTGTTAAATCTTTGACTATGGATAAATTTAAAGGAGCTTCTTGTTGGGTTGCTATTGACCTTGCAAGTAAGGTCGATCTGACTTCTTTCACATATATTTTTAAAGAAGATAATAAATATCATATTTTTACAGATAGTTTTATTCCTGAAGATACAGCTAGGACTTCTCAGAATGATAGTTACTTGAAGTGGGTTGATCGGGGTGATTTAATTATGACTCCTGGAGAGGCTATAAATTATCCCAAATTACAAACTTATTTTTTAGAAATGTCGAAAAAATATAAGTTCAAGGGTGTTATGTATGATCCCTGGAATGCTACTGAATTTGCACAGAGAATGTCTATGGAGAGAATTAATGTTATTGAGTTTAGGATGAATACAGCGAACCTTTCCGAGCCAATGAAAAAGCTAGATGCGATAATAAGAGAAAAGAGAGCTGTTCATAGTGGCAATGAAGTTTTAAGGTGGTGTCTCGGAAATGTTGTTGCAAAGACGGACGCTAATGATAATGTTTTCCCAAGAAAAGAAAATGATAAATTGAAGATAGATTGTGCCATTTCTACAATAATGGCCTTGGCTGGATATGTTGGTGATGAGTTTAAAGAGTCTGTATACGAGAAGCGAGGGCTTATAGTTCTTTGATGTTTTGACAAGTAGTGTTGATTAATAAATTTAATTTATATTGATGGTTTGGGTTAATTCTGATTAAATATATATAAAGGTGTTTTATGGCTAAACTTATTGATTTGGAAAAGAGTGGTAGAGAGTTTAAGATAAGAAATATATCTAAAACTAAAGCTGAAATTATTATCTACGATGAGATCGGAGAAAGCTTTTGGGGTGATGGAGTTTCTGCTAAGTCTTTTACTGATGAACTAAATGCTGTTCCAGATACAGTAAATCTGATTGAAGTTAGAATAAACTCACCTGGTGGTGATGTGTTTGAAGGGTATACTATTTACAATAGGCTTAAACAACACAAGGCTGAGATTCATGTTTACATTGATGGGATGGCTGCGAGCATAGCTTCTTTAATTGCTCTTGCTGGTGATAAAATATTTATGGGTGAAACTTCTCAGATAATGATTCATAAGCCAATGGTCGGGGTAGCTGGTAACTCTAAAGATTTGACGGCTATGATTGAAAGACTAGATTCAATAGAGAACCAACTTATAAAAGCATATAGAAATAGAACAGGTCTTGACTATTTTGAGCTTCAAAATATGATTGAAAAAGAAACTTGGTTTATGCCAGAAGATGCGATCTCTAATGGTTTTGCAGATGAGATTGTTAACCTTGGTGAGTCTGTTCGTTTTGCTGCATCATCTTCAATGGAGACTTTGTTGCAAAATGCTACGTGGATGAAAAATAAACCATCCATTAATTATAGTGACAACATAAAAGAAAAAGTTAATAATTTAACAAAAGATATTGAGGGTTTTCTAGCTCGTTAATACGTAGCGACCTCTTTTTAATATTAAAACAAAGTCAAGGAGTAAGAAATGACACTTAAAGAAATGAGAGAAAGGCTAGGAAAAATTGTAGACAGCTTAAATGCGTTTAAGAATGTTGAAGATTATACAGAAGCTCAAGTAAAAGAAATTAACGATCTTAATGATGAGTATGGAACTCTTAAAAACAAGGTTGAAGCTAAAGAGAAGATTGAAAATGTTTTAAATCTTTCTACTCAAGGTCAAAGACAAGTTGCTCCAACTATAAATAAGGTTACTACTCCAGCAATGGATATTACAAATAAAGCAAAGACAATTAAAACTGGTGGTTTTAGCGCTTCTGGAGATTTCTTCAAGGCTGTTGTTAATGCGGCTAATGGTGAATTTCATCCAAACTTTAAAAACACAGCTTTTGAAAAAAATGGTGAAGATGGTGGATTCTTAATCCCTGAAGACTTCAGATCAGAAATTCAGAAGAAAGTTGAGGGTGATGAATCTCTTCTTGCAAGAACTCGTCAATTCCAAACAAGTTCTAATCATTTAGTTTTACCAACTAATGAAACTGCTCCTTGGGATGGAAATGGTATTCAAGCATATTGGGAAGGTGAAGGTGTTACTTATGCAGAAAGCAAGGATAAGTTTGGTCTAAGTACTTGGAGACTTCATAAGTTAACTGCGATTGTTCCAGTTTCAGATGAACTTCTTGATGATGCTTCTGCTCTTCAGTCTTGGATTAATATGATGGCTCCAGAAGCTATTATGCACAAAGTGAACCATGCAATTATTAATGGCTCTGGTGCTGGTAGACCACAAGGTATTCTAAATTCTGATTTTACTATAAATGTAGAGAAAGAAGTTGGGCAAGCTGCCGACACTCTTGTTTATAATAACTTGGCAAAGATGGATGCTAGACTAATGGGTGCTGGTGTTTGGATTGCACATGCTCAAGCAAAAGAAAAGCTAAGACTTTTAAAAGATGATAATAATAATCCTATTTACATGAATGGTGGTCAATTTCCAAACGCTGCTGCTCAACCGTTTGACATGCTTCTTGGTAAGCCGATCATTTATATGATGGGTGCTATGCCGCAAATCGGAGATAGAGGAGATATTATTTTAGCAAATATGAATTACTATATTTCTGCTTTGAAATCTTCTGGTGTTCAACAAGCTATCTCTACTCATGTTTATTTTGACAGAGACTTAACGGCTTTTAAATTTACATTTAGAGTAGCTGGTATGTGTCCGTACAAATCTCCAGTTACTACTCAGTATGGTGATTACCAAATGTCTGGGTTTGTAGCTTTAGAAGATAGAGCTTAATTTTACTCCCCTCCTGCGAGGGGTTATTTTTTAATTAATTGGTTAGATAAATAAAAATAAATTTTAACAAGGAGTTTGAGTTGGAAGGATTATTTTCAGAACATATTGCAAAAAAAGTTGTACTAAGAGGCGACATAGACAATGCAGAGACAGCTAGGGTTTCTCTTAAAAATGCACACAAGGTTGCCATTACAGTTAGTGCTGCTCTAGTTAACGAAGCTTTACCTTTAACACTAAGACAGCATGATGCTGCTTCAGCTGGTACAAGTAAGGACTTAGTTATTGCAAATGATTATTTTTATAAACTAGACGCAGATGATGTAGCGACTAGAGTTTCTGCTCCAGGAACAGCTAGTGTTACGGAAGCGGCTCTTACAAATAAAGCTGGATATATTACGATAGAAGTTAATTCTGAAGATCTTGATGTAGATAATGGTTTTGATTATATCTCGGTTGTTGTTGATGATTTAACAAACGCTAGGATTGGTGACGTTCAAGCAGAGAGTCACATGCCAAGAAGAAAGCCAGCTTACGAAGTTATACTTTAATTTAATAGGGCCGTAAAAAGCCCTATTAATATACTGACAAGGATTTTTATGTCTAAATTGATATTTCATAGAGACTTTACTGTAAGAGTAAAGGGTGAAGACGTTATTATAAAAAAAGGTATCAATAAAATTGAACCTGAGTCTTCTGTAAAAAGATGGCTTAAAAGAGGTTGTGAACTTTATTCTGACAAGGAAGAAGCCGATGCAAAAGCAAAAGCAGATGCAGAGGAAAAGTCAAAAATCGAAGCCGAGGAAAAGGCAAAAGCGGAAGCTGAAGAAAAAGAAAAATCCGATGCCGAAGCAAAGAAAAAGTCAGACGAAGAGAAAGCAAAATCTGATTCAGATTCAAAAAAGAAATCTGGAAAATAGGCTAGCTAATGAAAATGTTTTCATTTCTTAACAGGACATATAAACCTGGTCAACCGAGTACAAGTAGATCTTTGTTTCGTTTCTCTGGTGGAACACATGTTACACCAGAATCAGCAATGCAAGTTTCTGCTTTTTATTCTGGTGTTATATATATATCTACTCAAATGGCAAAATTGCCTTGGTATATTAAAGGGCCTGACAATAAGGTTATATCTGGTGAAAAGAATAGGGTTGCAAAACTCATAGCCTCTAATCCAAATCCTGAAATGAACGCATTTAGATTTCGTTTATTTTTAGTTCAATCTGCAATAGTCCAAGGTAACGGATATGCTGAGATCGTTAGGGATGCCATTGGTAGACCTGTAGCATTGTATCCAATACCTAGTGACCATGTTATGCCAATGAGAGCTGATAACGGTCAATTGTATTATAGAATTGTTGGTGGAAATCCTAATGGTGATGGTGATTCAATTCTGTTGCCTGAAGACATTTTTCATCTTCCAAATTTTTACACTAAAGACGGAATAGTTGGTCAAGGTGTAATCGCTTATGGCCACGAAGTTCTTGGAATAGCTCTTGGTGCTGATAGATTCGCTAATGCTCTTTATGCTAATGGTGGTTTGCCTTCTGGTGTACTAGAGGTAGAAGGTTCTTTATCTGAAGAGGCCATTGTAAGACTTAAAGAGTCTTGGGATAAGAATCATGGTGGTCGTAAGGTAGGTGGTACTGCGGTTCTTGAAGAGGGTGCTAAGTATAAACCAATTACTTATTCTCCAGATGTTATGCAGTTTTTGGAGTCGAGAAAGTTTACTGTTCTTGAAATGGCAAGATTTCTAAGAGTACCGCCAACAAAACTTTATGATGGTGATGCAGCAACATATAATAATATTGAACATGCTAATCTTGAAGTCGCTGTCGATACTTTGGATTCTTGGGCCAGAAATTTAGAGTCTGAATGTGACTCTAAACTTCTCTCTGAGAACCATGGTGGAAAAAGAAGTGAGCTTGACTTATATGCCGTCTTCAGGGGTGACATGAAGACTAGGGCTGATTACTTTAAAGCTATGTTTCAAATGTCAGCGATTTCTCCAGATGAGATTAGAGAGAAAGAGGGAATGGCAAAAGTTGATGGTGGTGATCGCTATTACATTGCAACAAATAATTATAGTCCTGTTGATAGGCTTGATGAGATTGTTGACTCACAAATAAAGAAGTCAGAAAAACCAGAACAAGAAAATTCTAATAAAAAAGTTGATGAAGCTGTGCTAGACTATTTGAATAAAAGAGCTAAGTAATAAAGCTAAACTCGTTATATATACGCAGTAGGTTTTAAATTGGAAACAACAACACTACTCGCTCTGTTTGATAGGCTATTAAATGATAAGCTTACAGAGTGCAGAAATGAAATTGAATTAAATTTATCTCACAGGTCACAAAAAGGCCCTAGGGGATACCCTGGTCAAGACTTTGACTTTGAAGAAAATAAATCCAAAATTGAAAATATAATCACCTCGCTCGTTAATTCCAAAAGAGAAGAGCTTTCATTAAAATTCTCTGACCTTACAGAAGATGAAAAGCAATCAATAAGTTTAAAGATATCTGACTTATCTCCAGGCGAGTTGAAACTGTTACAAGGGCCTAGTGGTGCTAGGGGAAAAACTGGTCATGGTTTCGACTTCGAGGAAAACAAAGAGGACATCGAAAACATTCTATGCAAGATATTTGAATCTAAGAGTTTAAGCTTTGAAGATTCATTAGCTCAAATTTTTGAAAAAGAAAAAGAATCCTTCAGGCTTAAATTCTCTGATCTAACACTCGAAGATAAAAGAGAAATAGTTGGAGAGCGTGGAGAAAAAGGCCCAAGAGGTCAAAAGGGAAAACCTGGACACCAAGGAGAGCGTGGAGAGCGTGGAGAAAAAGGTGATGTAGGTTGTGTTGGTGCAAGAGGGAATATTGGGCCACAAGGTTTACCAGGTGTACAGGGCTTCAGTGGGAAAAGAGGTAATGATGGATCGGACGCAGCGGAAATTATAGAAGTTAAGTTAAATAGCAAGCCAAGAAACAAAATATCATTTTCCTTTGAGTTAACAGATGGTCGATATATAGAGACTAATGATGTACTACTTCCTACTGTTATGAATTATCTTTTTTCTCAAAAGCTCGGTGGCGGTGGTGGCGGTTCTTCTCTAACAACAGCTTTGTTCCAAGGTGTTGAGCTAGGAGAATATGACTCTGTTGATTTTCTAAGCAGCTTCTTTGATGTTTCAATAACTGACAATAAGCTTGATGTAGATCTCGATCTATCTTCTTTGGATTCAATATTCAACACTCAGATATATGATGAAGGAAATTTAATATCGGCAAATGGTAGAGCAATCAATTTCATCGGAAATAATATAGAAGCGACAACACTAACAACGATGTCTGATTGGGCCGCACTTAGCGATGTGACAGATCTTGCCTCTTATGAAGTGGACAATCCTGGCTACATTGAAGTTCGATTTTTAAAGAATAAAGCAATAGCATTTACTGGCTTAAACGAAATAATTAGTGCTTCAGATTTTGACATTATTGAACAAACTAACTCTGGTATAGTCACATCAATTTCTGAATTTTCTCAAGGAAGCTTCCTTACAATAAATAATAACTCGGTTGGATCAAGTGATGTAGATGTTACGTATCAAGGTGTGAGTCCTCTTACCATTGCGGCTGGAGAGTCTAAATCTATTTATTACAATGGAGTTGAATGGAGAGGGGCTTAATTTATTTATAATTAGATTAAGCGTTATTTATATTATAAAATTAAACAAAGAGGGAATAGGATTCTTATGTCAATATTACAAACAGTTCTTTTTAATAATGCAGCCAACTTTACACTGAGTAATACTCAGATATCTGGATCTGTTGCAAAGCTTGGATTGATAGATAATCCAGGCCAAGTTTTCGCTCAGTCTTTCAATAATGATACAGGATTCACTTACGACAATAGTAAGGCTGAGTTTTCAGGCGGTGTTGTAAGACAGAAGGATACGACTCAGCTAAATTCATTGATGGGTGTTAAATTTACATCTAGTCTTAATCCAAATTGGCATAAGTCTGGTGGTTCGCTAACTGGTGTTGGAGTTTCTGCACCGACCTTAGTTGGTGGTAAGCTTGTTTGTACAGGAACTCAGGGTGTTTATTATACAAGGCCAGAAATAGCTGTATCGACACATAGATTTAAGTACACTCCAAATTATACTGGTGCACCACCAGAAAATCTTAACATATTGTCTATGTATAACGGATCAAATAGTAATGATAGGTTTCATCTTACTCACTCCCCAAGTGGTGTTAATTTAAGATTCACTTTATATAACAGTACTGGTGTTGTCGTAATACCAGTGGCTACCACTGTTGCTGGTTGGTCGCCTACTGCTGGCCAAGAATATGAGTTTGAGGTTTTGATTAATTCTGTTGTTGGTGTTGTTAGAGTTTTTGTTGATGGTGTTTTATTAGGAACGAATAACCCTGGAGCTTGGACTAAAGGTACTGGAACAACTAGGTTGTATCTTGGTTCTTGTCCTATCATTTATGGAAAAGCGGAAGGTTCTTTTGATGATTATCTTGTTTTTTCAAGCTCACAGCATTCAGCTAGTTATGTTCCTGGTTACGCAATATCTGACAGTATCTATTTAGCTTCAAAGGTAGATCTTCCACTGTTCCCATATACAGGCATTGGAACAATTCAGAGTGTTGACGCTTCCGCTGTTACGGAGACAGGATTGCCAAAATACATTGTTGGTGGTCTCTATTGGAATGGAGTTTCTTGGGCGGCTTCTAATGGAACTTATGCACAGGCTAGTGACATTGCAACAGTCGTTTTGCAGTTACCAAATCTAGTTGTCACAGGGGCACCAGCTATTCCTGTTAGTGTTGTTTTTACCGATTCAAATTCTCAGTCTAGTGTTGACGATGTTTCTGTCACTGTTACTGGTCAGAAGTATTCACCTACTGGCTATATAGAACCTTCTCAGGGTCTTCAGGTAAAAGAACTTGTAAGCTACTCCGATCTTATCGTTGACGATACAAATACTTCTCATGGGATTATTATCAAGTGTGATGGGAATCTATTATATTGGGATGGCTCGGGTTGGGTTAGTTCAAATGGAACAATCGCACAATCGAACACAGAGTTAGAGGTAAATGATAATCTTTCTCAGCTAAATTTAGGAAGCAATTTTACGATCTTTTTTAGATGGGTTTTGGCTACTTCTGCAAATACTGAGTCTTCTGAAATAACTTCAGCACAGATCGGATATGATTTTGGGGCTATTGTTTCTATCGCAAGTACTTGTGTAGTATATGGATATCTAAGAGACATTACAGGTAGCCCTATAGTTGGAGCTTCTATGGAGTTTCAAATAAATCTTAGTTCAACAAATTTTTACAAAGAAGCGACAAGTAACATTATATCTACAAAGCCCATTTCTGTTACAACAGATTCTAACGGTTATTTTTCATTGTCATTGGTTAGATCTAGTCAGTTTGTTTCGGAGACATCTTATAAGGTAGCTATTAATTTTGGCGGTGGTGTTGTCGTTAGAAAGGGTTCTACTGGTAAGTTGTCATTTATTGTTCCTGACTCAGATACAAAAGATATTACAGATTTACTTCCAACAGTTGTTTAGAAAGGATTTTTTATGTTAGTTAATTTAAGCGAAGTTAAGACATATCTCGGAGAGTCAACAACTAGCTATGATGATTTCTTAGTTCAACAGATAAATTTGTTTTCTTCTGCTATTGAAAATTATTGTTCTCGGAAATTTCTCTCTAGTTCTTATACTCAGACTTTTTATTATTCAGACTTTATGGAAGATGAAGTGAAGAAAAAGTTATTCCTTTTTCATTTTCCGATCCAGTCAATTGAAGCCGTTAGAGAGATCACAACATTTAATGAAATTGATACGACTGTAATATTACCTCCTAGTACATATAGGCTTAATCCAAAAATAGGAACTTTGCTTAGAGTAAATAATGGTATGCCCTGTTCTTGGTTTTCTGAATCTGGATATTTTTCTGTCAGTGGCTTTAACTCAAGAATCGAAGTTGATTTTGAATCTGGATATGATGATACACCATTGGAAATAAAAGACGTTGTTTTTTCATTAATCAATGAAAGGTATTCAAAGAAGAAGTCTGGAGTAGATGTTAGTTTTGGTAATGATGTTCAACGTATTTCCATCCCTGGAACAATGTCCATTGATTTTGATTATTCTTTACAGGCAAATGAGAGAAAAACTAAATTTGGTATGTTGCTTGGTAACTATATAAATGTCTTGGATTACTTCAGAAGCGAGAGAGCTTTGATTGGAGAAATTAAGGAGAGTTATGTCAGTGAATCTTGAGGCTGCTTTTAATTATGTAATTGGTTTAAAAGGGCGTGACATGACTCTTCATGATCTTGACTCTGATACTAAGGTTACTTTTAAAATCGCAAAAGCTAATTACTTCAGAAATTTAGAAGGGATTGAAGAAACAACTATTAGCGGAAGAGAATTTATTATATCAAAGAAGCTTCTGGAGTTAAGTGGTTTTCCTTCTCTTGAAAAGAATACCAGAATACTTGATCCTCTTGGTGGAAGTTATACAGTAACTTCTGTTCATGAAATGGAAGGCATTGCTTCTATATTAGGATACAGGGTTAGAACCTCATGACCTTCAAACTTGAATATTCAGTTAAAGATAATGGTGCTGGTGCTAAGTTAAACTACGATCTTAATTTGGATCTTAACGGACAAACAACACTTAAAGATTTATCTAGTCGAATACGCTTGGCCCAAATACTTATTGCAAAACAAGTTTTACGAGAAGAACAATCAGATGGGTTTGACAAGAAGCCAATAATAAGAATTGATGGAGTTTCTGGTAAGAAGGAAGAACAGGTAAAATCGTTTGGTAAGATAGAGTACTATTCAAGAATCTCAGATCTTGAAGTTTTGTTACAGGTGTATAAATCAATAGAAGATAGATCGCCAACAAGGTCTGGTCTTTATAGAAATTCAAACTACGTATTTATTAATAACAGACTTGTTGCTCAAAACTTTCAACAGTTTAGTAAGTTGGTTGCAGATACAAAGGTTAATGGTATTGGTGAGATTAATGAAATAAGATTTCTTAACGTAACACCTTATGCGGCAAGGTTAGAGTTTCGTGGAGTAAGAAGATCTACCAGGGGATTAAGCAAAGGTAAGAATGTTTCAAAGGGCCGAACAGGAAAAAGTCGAAGTAAAAAAACTCTTGGAAGATCTATTAAAAAACCAAATGGTGCTTACTACTTAGCCTCAAGAACTTTATCGAGTGTTAAGGGATTTTTCTCTCAAGTTAAATATGAGTTTATTCCAAACGGCTATAAGGGTATTACGATTGATCCAGATGGGATCTTTAGAAACTCTTATGCTAATACAAAAAAGAATCAATCTAAGAGGAGAGTTGGTAAGCCGTATGTTTATCCCTCAATTGTTTTTAGAGTTTCTAAACTGGGAGTGGTGAGATAATGAGTAGTGTATATGTAAGGGATGAGATAGAGCAATTCATTGAAGATAATCTTTTGTCTGAAAATTTAATTGATATGACCGCAGAGTATGACGACCTTGAAAAGCTTTTGGCCGATTTTGGATTAGAGTATGATGATAAGTGGCTTGGTATTCAGTACATAGGGAGCGATGAGTTACCAGTTTCTTTATTTGCTAATAATACTAATGGCAAGTATCGAGAGACTGGTTCTATATTTCTTCATGTTGTTGAGCCAGCAAGGTCTAATGCTAAGACGGCTATCTTGACAAGATGTGAAGAGATAAGGAACTTGTTTCGTGGTCGAAGGATAAATAGTATAGTTGTTGAGGGTGTTACACCACCAAATTTTGAATCAAGTGCAACATTGCAGTTTGAGGGTGGTTTTACTTCTGCATCAATCATAGTAAATTATTATTATGATAGATCTTTATGATTTTTTAATTTACAATATAATAGTATAGAAATAAGTGAGGGAGTATTATGTCTAGTTCAAATCTTGTAAGAGTAGCGTTTATAAAAGAAACTGTTTATGGTGAAACTCCTGGAGTTGGTAATTTTGAGCAAGCTCGATTTACTTCTGATTCACTTTCTGGATCTCCTGAAACTACGGAGAGTCAACAGATAAGAGTTGATAGATATTCATCTGGACAGATTGTTACTGGCTTGACTGTTGCTGGTGATATTAGTTTTGAACTTGCAAAAGAAGATGCTATAGACCAGTTCTTCGAGTCGGCAATGTTTAATGAGTTTGTTGCAGGTACTCCAGTGTCGGTTGATCTTGAAGTAGATATTACTGCTGAGACAATCGAAAGAAGCTCTGGAGACTTTAATGTAGATGTTGTTGTTGGTGATATAATTACTCTCGGTGGCTTTGCTGATTCTTTAAATAATACTCAAGTAATTGTTACGGCCATAAACTCTGCAACAGTTATTACTTATATTGGCGATGGAACTTTAGTTGATGAAGTCGGGAGTGGAACAGACTTTGTTGTTGCTGATAAACTTGTTATTGGTACTACAAAAATTTCTTTCTCTATAGAAAAAGCTTTTCTTGATTTAACAAATAAAGCAATTATATACAAGGGAATGATCGCTGGTGGCTTTAGTATTACTGCTACATATGGTGAGGTTATTAATGGATCTTTTTCTTTCTCTGGTAATAATTATCAACCAGTAAGTATCTCAGGTGATTTTATAACGGATAGTAGAACTATCAATAGTGCGGCAACTTCAAACTCTTTAAACGGCTCTGTTGATATGCCATTTCTTATATCTTCCGCTGTTGGAACTCTTGACGAGGCTGCATTTTGTATTCAATCTGTTGAGATCGCTTTGAATAATAATTTAACAGCTCAAACTTGTATTGGTGAAATTGCTCCTGTTGACTATTCACCAGGAACAGCTCAGATAGAAGTTAATATGTCAGCTTATTTCTCAGATGATTCTTACGCTCTGCTCGCTAAGAAGTTAACTCAAGCGTCTTTTGCTCTTGGGTTTATGCTTAAAAATCTTGATGGTTTTTACGGATTCTATATGCCAGCTGTTCAAGTTTCTTTTGACGATCCAGCAAGTGCTGGTATCAATCAAGATGTAATCCTTAGTATGTCTGGTGTTGCTAAAGTTGGATCTGGTGGAGAGTCGCCACTAACTATATATCGTTCATAATATCCTTTTGCTAAACTACCTTGTTTGTTTTGACAAGGTGGTTTTTTAGCTTTATGCTTTTGTTTATTTGACAAGGAGATAGAATTGAGAACAAACTTAGATCGTTTTTTTAAATCAAACACAAATTTAGAATCAAATGGAATTTGGATGGAGATCTCAGATGATTTAGCCTTTAAGGTTAAGCGAATGGGTGGAGCTAATCATGATTTCAAGAAGTCCTATGCGGCTAGACTTAAGCCGTATGCTCGCAGGATAGCAAATGGAACTATGGACGAGTCCAAGGAAGAGAGGCTTTATATAGAGGTATTTGTTGAGTCTTGTTTGATAGATTGGAAGGGAGTTGAAGTTGATGGAGAGTTGGTTGAATTTTCCAAGCAACAAGCTTTAGATATATTAACAGATCCAAGTTACAGTGATTTGGTAGGTGCGTTAATCGCTCATGCTACTGAGGCTGGAAATTATAGAGAAGAGCAGCTTGTAGACCTGGGAAAGTCTTAGCCGACTGGATTAGGTGGTATTTAGTTTGGTCAGAGTCAGAATCAAAGCTTGCTTTATATTATAATCTTTTGGAGAGGGGAACGCTCAAGGATAAGGATAAAGA